GGTTCATTGGCGACTACCCCAACACAAAAACAATATATTGTAAATACAGTATTTGTCCCTCAAGATGAGTACCCACAAGTACCGAACCCTACTAATAAGTCGGGACAAGGGGCATTTTACAAAGCGATGACAAACTATCTGTTAGATATTAATAATTTTCAAGCAAAAATTATTAATAATTTGATGCCTAAATTATATGGTTCCTTACCCGCAACAACAATTGGTGCGGAAGGACAAGTCGAGTCAGATTTAGACGGAAACCAAAGTAAAGTTGAATTATGGGAAACATTCAAAGCGTTAAACGATAAATGGATTTCAGGTAACGACTTTAAAACTAAGACATTGTTTGAGGATGTTTTATTATTGGATAGAGCGAGTAGAAATATTGGAGAAAAAATTTTAGTAGATGTCTATAAATTAAAAGACATGTTAAAACCTGAGAATATTAACACAAGTTGGAGTATGTTAGGGTACGTACAAAGTATTCTAGTTGAAAATCATTTTGTGGTTATGAATATACCATCTTATGTTAATTTTTATAATGTACAGGATGCGGTAAAAAATCCTGTACCAAGAATAGAAGGTACTACCGAATTTGCCAACACATTGTTCGGAACATTCTTAAATGTTGATTATAGAGACTCGTCATCAAAAATGGTTTGTTTTTATGCGGGTAAACCAAGTGAACAGTTAGATTTAAAGAATAATGTTGATTTTCGTTTTAGAAATGATGCGTTTGATTTACGTAGAGCTAGTGACAACCCATTGGTTGAAAATCAAGTTGGTAAAAAAGATTGGGATAAATCTAACAAAGTTGTTGGATTTAATGTCGATATCGGAACTCAAAACCAACAGATATTCAAAAGTTTCCAAGTCGACCAAAGTCCTGGAAAGGCGACGGCAGAAGGTATGGAAGTGTTGAACCAATTTGCGAATCAAGGTGGAGGTAGGAAAGGGGCGACTCAAAGTACTTCATTATATAATTTGTATAAAAATAGAAGTTACGGTTGTCAGATTATTATGATGGGGAACGCCATGATACAACCAACCATGTATTTTAATTTAAGACATGTACCAATGTTTAGTGGTCCTTACATGATATTAAGTGTTGACCATACTATTACTCCAGGAAATTTTGAAACTGTAATTACCGGAGTTAGACAACCTATCGCCTCATTACCTAAAATTGATGCGTATTTACAATCACTTAAAACTAATTTATTACAAACCATAATTCAAAAAAATAAAGAAGAGAAAAGACAAGTAACCAAAGATGCGAAAGGAAATGTTATTTCTCAACAAAATAAAGTCATTTCCAACGCTAATGGTGGTAAAGAGCTAACACAAACACAAGCATGTACTCCTGCGTCAGACTATAGTAAATATACCCCAATAACACCACAAAGTAATAAAGCGACTTTTAAGGAGGTCATGAATACTATCGAATTAAAGATAGGTTCTTTAAATATTCCTGACGACAATAAATTAAAATACGCTGTATTTGCTGCGTTATATTTAGAGTCATCAACATCGACAGGGTTAGAGGCATACGAAAATAATTTTGCTGGAATTGATTTGTCAAATAATTGGGGAACATCTAAAGAGTACTTCCAATCAAACCCAAATTACTTTTGTTTAAAGTCTGACACCACGACATTACCTTATGCGGTATTTGATGATTTAGGTAAAAATATTGAGTTATTATTAGCCAGATGGAAGGATAGAATGATTAATTTACCCGATATATCGGCAAAAGAAATTACTAAGTTTTGGGTGACATATTTTGGGGCGAATCAAAACAATCCAAACGTATATTCTCAGATGGACTCAACAAAATTATCTAATATTGAGTATAAAGTACAAACGTCTATCAATATTTGGAATGGAATCCCTTCACCGAGCTCAACCCCAACACCAACCCCAACACCAACACCAACACCATAAAACCAAGATAAAACTAACATTTTATCTTTTTGATATATTTATATAGAAACATTAGTTATGAAAACAAAATTAATTTTAGACAACTACTTAGGTAAAAATACTCGACACACCGAAAAAGATTTGGGTGATGGTAATAAACAAGTTTGTGATTTAGATACAGGAGATTGTTATACAATCAGAATGAAAGACGGTCTAATCGAAAGAGTGGACAATACTATGTCTAAAAATAAAAAAATCCAAGTTGAAACAACTACTGGAGTAAAACAATTATTAAATGGATAAGAAAATGAAAATAGACGTAAAAATCTTAAATGAAGTAATGAGATATAAGAGTATTAATAATTATATCACTGAACAAGATGCCACCTTACCACCACCACCTGATACAGGAGAGGTTCCACCACCTGACACAGGAGAAATATCTCCACCACCACCTGATACAGGAGAGGTTCCACCACCTGACACAGGAGCAATGGTACCACCACCTGAATCTGTCGATATTTCGTCTGACCCCGATGTTGAAAAAATTGGAGGAGAAACTAAAAAATCTAAAGAACTTGATATAACTGACTTAGTTAAATCACAACAAAGTGTTGAGAAAAAACAAGAGGAATACTTTGACAACTTATTCAAACACCTTGAAGGATTGGAAAGTAAACTTTCTGATATGGATTCGATTATGAATAAATTAAATGACCTTGAAACTAAGGTTGAAAAATATAGAGTAAAAACTCCTGAAGAAAAATTAGAGTTGAGAAGTTTGGATTCAGGTCCATTCAATCAAAAACTAACAGATTTCTTTGAGGATAAACAAGAAGATATGGAAAAGACAGGAAAAAATGAGTATATTTTAACCAAAGACGATGTTGAAGCATATTCTCCTAGTGATATTAAAAAAAGTTTTAGAAACTTCGGAAACACAGACACCGATATCGACACTTTTTCGAGACTAAAGTAAATTAACGGTCTTAACTGACCGTTTTTTATTTAAATTATTTGACAAAACAAAGGCTGACACTTATACTTAGTAAACAATTAAAACTTAAATTATATGGCGACAAACAATTCCCTAGATTCGGTACTATCACAGTACGAACAATCAAAACAAGGTGGTTACACTTCCACTTCAAAAATATCTCAAGAAGATAGAATGAAAAAGTATTTCGCGGCAATCCTTAAGGATAACGAGAAACAAGGTCAAAAAAGATTAAGAATCTTACCAACACCTGATGGTTCTTCACCTTTTAAAGAAGTATGGTTCCACGAGATTCAAGTGGATGGGAAATGGGTAAAGTTATTTGACCCAGGCAAGAATGACAACGAACGTTCACCTTTGAGTGAAGTTAACGAAGAACTTATGTCTACGGGCAGAGATTCTGACAAAGAACTTGCTAAACAATACAAACCTCGTAAATTTTACATCGTAAAAGTAATTGACCGTGATAATGAGGCGGACGGAGTTAAATTCTGGCGTTTTAAACACAATTATAAAAACGAAGGAATCCTTGACAAAATTATTCCTATTTGGAGAGCTAAAGGTGATATTACAGATGAGACAAAGGGTCGTGACATTATCCTTGAATTGACCAAAGCAAAAACTCCAAAAGGTGCGGTTTACACAGTTATCCAAACTGTTATGTACGAAGACGCAGGACCTGTTCATGAAGACGCTGAGACCGCAAAATCTTGGATTACTGACGAACTTACTTGGTCTGACGTTTATTCTAAAAAACCTGTAGAATATCTTGAAGCAATCGCACGAGGAGAAACTCCACGTTGGGATAGTGACAAAGGTGGATACTCATATGGAAACTCTGATGAATCAGAAATTTCTATGGGGGGTAAATCTGAAAAAGAATATTCAGACCCACAATCAAATAGTACCCCTGACGAAGAATTACCGTTCTAAGTTATTGAACTTGGACACTTACTAAGACATTGTGTCCATGTATATGTCCAAGTTCTTATTTTTTACAAAACATTTAACAAACACATAGACATTATGGCAATTAAGAAAAACGACTTTAAATCAATTAAAGATAAATTCTCAACGTCTGCGAAATACAAACCCCAAAGGTTTTTTGATTTGGGTAACGATTTCTTAGATGCGGTCGGTTTACCAGGACCCGCAATAGGACATATAAATATGTTCTTAGGTCATTCAGATACAGGAAAGACAACGGCTTTAGTCAAAACTGCGGTTGATGCTCAGAAAAAAGGTATTTTACCGGTTTTCATTATTACTGAACAGAAATGGTCGTTTGAACACTCCAAGTTAATGGGGCTTGACTGTGACG